GCGGCACCGGCAAGGGCCGAGGGCTTGCGGTACTCGTATGTGTAGACCTTCCACGCGGCGGGCTTGCCGTTGCTGTCGATGCCGTAACCCTTGAACTGCGCGGCGAACTGCCCGCCGACGCGCACGTCATCGTCACCCGCAGCCTTGACGGCGGCGAGCAGTGCCTCGCGGTCGGACTTGTACCACATTTTGACGTAAATGCGGCGCTTGCCGTCGTCGCCCTCGACGGACGGGTCGCGCAGGTCGGTCTGAATGGTGATGATGAATTGCTGTTTCGGCTTGCCGTCATTGTGAACGAGTGGCACTGACTGCTCGTTCGACCCTGGCGGGACGTAAGACATTGCCTGGTCAACGCTGACGGCGGTAATGACGCCGTGCCCGTGCGCGTCAACAGGGCTGTTGTTGTTGAACAGGCCCGGTACTGATTGACCTTTGAACTGGTCGAGGAGAGATGTCACGATGATTGCCTTTCGTTGGTGGTGCTCGCCATCGTCTTGAGGGCGAGGTGACGCCGCGCCGTGCGTAGCGCGCGCGCCTCGGGTGTCCGTTTCCGCGCGTTGACGCACACGCTGCAGCCCCTGTGAGCGACCCTGCCGTCGGGGTGATATCGGATTCGGTCATACGGATGCCCTTGCGGGCACGTGGTTCTGGCGCTGAGTGGTCGATAGGCCCTGTCGGGGCCGCCGTTCTCGCCCGGCGTTGCCAGCTTGAGGTGATCCGGATTGACGCACCGGCGGTGAGGACATGCGTCGCCGAGCTGGCACCTGATCGGGTCGTGGCAGGTATGGTCCAGCTCGCGGCCCGCTGGCACCTCCTGAACGAGCACCGAGAACGCGTGTCGGTGCGCGACCCTGATAGTGCCGTCGACGCCGAACCGGCCGTAGCCGCCGGGTGCGACGTACCCAGTCCACTGCCAGCACTCGGACTCCGTGACGGCAACCTTGATCCAGAATCGGTCCGGCAAACGAGGGTCGCCGTATAGGCTCATTACTTCCCCTTTCTTAGGCGTTGATTCCTAGCACGTCTTTCGTGCTAGGTAATGCGAGGGCGGGCCGTTTGGCTCGCTCGTATGGGCACCAATCGCAATAGATGTCGGTGCATAGTGTTGGGAACATTTCGAGGGCGGCAGGCAGGCCGTAGCCTGCGACGAGCTGCGCCATGCCCTCGGCCCTGGCGATTGCGTCGAGGGCGATTTGTGGGTCGTAAGGTTCGGCGTCATAGATGATGTCGCGGAACTCGCCGTTACGTGGGAAGTAGACGTTGAGGACGTGCCGCACTGGCAGCCCTGCCGCTACTGCGCCGAGCCCGTACGTGTGCCGCTGCACTCGGTAAAGCTGACCGGCGCCGTTTTTCTTGTGGCCCGCCAAGGTCGATGGCCCTTTCGATTTCCAGTCGACAATGGTGTGTGTCTCGGTGTCATATAGATCGAGGCTGCCCTTGAGTGGTTTGCCGCCAATGGTGCCGCAGGTGACGGGCAGCTCGACGAGGTAGCGCGGGTTGGCCCCGAATATTCTTTCGAGTTCATGATGCACTGCCTTGCCGACCCATGCCTTGAAATTGACTTTAGTCTCGGCCTTGGTGAACTCGGCGACAGCGCGGATGAGTGAGCGGTCGCATTCATCGCCGATACCTGACGGGCCAATCTCGTCTTGCAATGTGCGGGGGTCGTTGAGAATGGCGTGTTTCCATTCGTCGATGAGTTCCTCGAAAACAACCTGCGGCCGGTCGGCGTCGGGGGTGCCGGGTGCGTCGATGATGTCGCCGACGCGGGCCAGGTCGCGGCGGTGGGCGTAGGCCGCCGTCATACGACGGTGCCTTTGTGCGGGTCACGCGGCGGCGGGGCGGGCACGTACTTGGTCATGAGGCCACCCGCCGTAGCCGCGCCTGAATCAACGGCAGGTAGTCGGCCTCACGTTCGATGCCGATTGATGCGAACCCTTCAAGCTCGGCCGCCTCAAGGGTGGTACCGCTGCCCGCGAACGTGTCGAGGACGGTGCCACCTGGCGGCGTGACCAACCGGACAAGCCAGCGCATGAGGGCGAGCGGCTTGACGGTTGGGTGTGCGATTGACCGGCCGGGATGTGATCCGGGAATGGTCCCCGCGCTGCATCGCTGACCGACTGTCGCACCACAGGTCTTACAGTGCATCGACAGCGGGTCGGTTTTGGGTCGTTCGCTCGTGGGCGCCTTGGCCACGTAGAAAAAGCGTGATGCGCCACCCTTGTCGCTGTTCGGAGTCTCCCTGTTCTTTGACTGCCATTCGGTGATGCCGTTGGCGCTGGCCTTGCCCCTGTTTGACCCGTGGGTGCCCCTGGTGCCGCTTTGCTGGTCTAGGACGGCGGCCATGTCGTCATCGAGCGCGACATTGGCCGGCCAGCGGCCGGCGATACTGCCGGTCGTGTACTGCTCAGCAAGGTTGCCGCCGTGGTAACCCATCTCGGCGCGGTTATGCCTGACGGTTGACTCGCCAGCGATGCGCGCAGCCTCAACCTGTAGCCCGCCCGTGCCGTGCGCCTCAATGTTCGCCCGCTCGCTGCCTTTGAATGGCTTGCGCCCCATGACGATCGGCTCGAACGCTGGCTTGAGCACCGTCTTGACCTTGGGGAAACCGGACCCGTACAGCCAGGCGATGCTGTCCCGAATCTCAAACCCCGCATCCTCGACGGCGACGGCCAACCGGTGCCACGTGCGGGTGCCACCGAAGGCGAGCAGGTGCCCGCCTGGCTTGAGTACGCGCAAGCATTCCCGCGCCCAATCCTCACCGGGTGTCTGTGTATCCCAAGCCTTGTGCATGAAGCCGAGGCCGTAGGGCGGGTCTGTGACAACGGCGTCAATGCTGTTGTCGGGCAGCATGTCCCGCATGGTTTCGATGCACTCGCCGTGCATGACGATGGCGCTCACCTCGCCCCCCGTTCCCTTTTGAGAATGGCAATCAGATCGCGCCGCTCGGCGGGCGTGAGTACCTGCATCCCGATGTGCACCGCGCTGAAAACGGCGCCGACGAGCGCGGCACGCTCGCTCGCTGCGGCCCTCTCGCCCCTCACTGCTCGGCCTCGTCAGCCTCGGCCTCGCCGGCATTGCGCGGGCCGTAGTAGTCGAGGCGGTCGGCCTCGTCATAGGTGAGGGTGTCGTCGCATTCGTCGAGGCCGCACGCGCGGCACGTCACGAGCCGGCCTTGCGGTACGCCTCAAGGCCGGTGATGAGCGACAGCCGCAACCCGTTGAGCCGCACTGTGTTCGACTGCGCCGTGGCTAGCTCATCGGCGAGCCGGTCCTGTCGCAGCTCGGCCTCGGCGCACTGCTCGATGATGCGGTCCAGCTTTGCAACGAGGGCCACCTCGCCCGCGTCGACAGCCGTGTCGGCCTCGTGGTTCCATCCTGCGGGGGTGGCGAACTCGGGCCGCCCTGGCGCGCTCATCCGGGCATCCGCATCGGCATGACAAGCAAGGTCACGTCATCGCGGTCAGGGAACACCACGACAATCAGGCGGGGCGGCGTCCCGTACAAACCCTCTTTGCCCTCGGTGAACCGTAGCCGAACGCCTCGCCCCTTGTGATATGCGGACATTTTCGACACCCGCACCATGAGGGCTAGATCAATTGCCAGCACGCTGATGTCCTTGCCGAGCTGATTCTCGTGCGGGATCAGCGAGCGGAACTTGACGAACTCCGCATCAGTGAGCAGCGGAACCGTGATGCCATCCGCTGCCAGGTAGTCAGGAGTGGCGCTGATGGCGAGTTCGTAACCTCGTGCGGACTTGTGGAATGCGACCACCCGCTTCGCCTGATCGGCCGGGACGAGCGCTGACACGTCCTCGGTGAGCGGTTCAACGGTGGCAACCCGTTGGCTCAGCAGCATGAGCCGGTCGGTTGCGGTCACCGTGACGTACTTGTCGCCTGCGCTGCCTTCGATGTAAACAGCGGCGAGCGCGGGGATCATTGCCTTGGCGGGTGCTGCGGCGAGTATTCCGTCGGCGAGTGCGTTGATGAGGTCGCCTTGCACTACTTGAAAGGCGCTCGCTGGCGCGGTCATCGCTGGCCCCGCTGCGCGCTGGCCAGGTTCCGCACCGATGACTTCCCGGTTGCGGGCGCCTTGACCACGAGGTCGACAAGCCAGCCGGGGCAAGCCTTGCGCACGCCGGCCGCCGTCAACACCCGCTCACTGGCCGCCTCGATCTGCTCGGGGGTGAGCATCTGTTTGGCGAGTTCCTTGTCGAGTGTCTTGCTCGGCCCTTGAATGCGCACGCCTACGTCGGTGAACCCTGGCAGCGGGTACTTGGCGCCGTCGGGCAGGCGGTTGATGATGAGCGCGGCCACGTCGTCGAGGTCGGCCTCGCGCTTGTCGAGTTCGGCCTTGAGGTCGAGCCATTCGTTGACGAGCTGGTCGAGCACCTCGTCACGGGGTGGCGCTGTCGGTTCGGTCATTCGGTGTCACCTTTCGATTGTTGGGCCGCGCGGGCGGCGCGCTTGGCTGCTGTTTTCCATTCGTTGTAAGCGGTTTTGCATGGGTCGCAGGGTGTTTCGCCGTCGCGGTAATGGCCCTGATACCTGGCGGGCGTGCCGTGCTCTGCGCGGGCGGCGCGCGGTTTCACGCCTTTGGCCCTGGCCCGCTTGAGTCGGACCTCGGCCCTGGCCGCCTTGCATTCGTCGCAAGGCGTCTCGCCGTGCCGCTCGTGCCGCACATAGGCGGCGGGGGTGCCGCAGGGCTGCAGCTCGGCGCGGTAGGCAATGGTGCTGCGGGCCGGGCCGGGCTGCCGCCTCACCGCTGGCGCCTTGCGGGTGGCACGCTCGCCGCGCTTGGCCGGCTCGGCGGGCGGCTCGATGCGCGGCCGGTCGTGCGGTATGGCGCGGTCGTCGGCCTCGTCGAGGATCCGGTCAACCTCGGCCACCGATAGCTCGAGGTGTAGCGCAATGGTGAACGGGTCACTGCCGCGCTCGGTGAGGTCGAGCACCTGCTCGCGGGTGCGCCGGGTGATCACGGCAGGGTGCGGTTGACGGCGGCCACAGCGTCAGCCGGTAGGCCGGCCACCTTGCCGACATAGTCGGCGGGATAGCCGGCGCGCAGCAATGTCTCGGCAATGTCGAACCGCTTGCCGACGGGGCGGGCGGGCACGGCCAGGCCGGCCAGTTCTAGGCGCAGCTCGGCGGCCTCGCGGTCGAGGTCGATCACACAGCAGGGGAAGTCTGACATGGCAATGCCTTTCGGTTTGGTTTGGTTTGTCGACCTGCTCGCCACCCGCCCCGCGCCGCCTTGGGTGGCGGGGCGGATAGCCAACGGGTCGGCGGGTCAGCCGATACGGGTACCGCGCATGGAGATCACCCCCTCGGGTTGTCGGGGTGAGCGGCCTACTGGCCGAGCCGGTCAAGCCAGCGGCTCACGCGGGGCCACAGGGTCAGGGCGCCAGCGGCCAGGTAGGCGAGGCTGACGGCGCAATCGGTAACCGAGGTGGCGGTCACGGGTAGGCGTAGAACGCCTCGGCATCGCCGAGCGCCTCGTCATCGTCGGTGAGGTCGAACTGCTCGTCATCGGCGTCAAGCGCGTCGCAATGGGTGCATCCGCTCATTACGTGGTCGTGAATGCACCGCTCCGCAGTGGCCTCGTCGAGTCCCTCGCGCAGCTCGACAACCTCGGCCTCAAGGTCGGCGATGCGGACACGGGCGACGGCCAGCTCGACGAGCACGGCCTCGATGTCGGCGGTATCGAGGTGCACCGCGCCGGTCTTGGTGAATGCGACGGCGACGCGCTTGCGCCCATCGCCCCGCCAGGCAGTGACGAAAGCGGCGAGCCGCTCGGCGGGCGTCATGACCGGCCCGCCAGCATCGCCAGAACGGTGACGATGCCGGCCGCCAGGCGGGCGGGCGCCTGATGGGTGGTGCCGACCCTGCGCGGGTTGACGGTGCGCCGCACAGCCTCGGCGTAGTCGCCGCCCCGCGCCGCAAGGGTGTTGTCACGCGGGCCGCTCGTCGGCCAGGGCCGTGACTGCTGCCAAACCTCGTCGGCCCACAGGGTGCGGGCGCTCATGACTCGGCCTGTCGGGGCATCATGTCGCGCAGTGACTCGGCCGTCCAGGTGGCGAGCACCGTGCCCGCCATGTGGTCGACGATGTGGGCCGGCCAACCTTGCGCCTCAAGGGTGCGGCGGTACCCGCTGGCGCCCTCGGCGACGGTGCGCAGAATGTCGACGCGCAGCGCGTACGACTGCGCCATGCCCGTTAGGTCGAGGCTGGCCTCGGCTGGCTCGCCGCCCTGCCAGGTGGCGCCGCCATCGTTCGACCATCGAACCTTGCCGTCGGCGCTCACCGCTTGCCGCCCTTGCGGGTGGTGCGGCTGCGGGTGGCGACCACGGGCGAGCCGACAACAACCTCGACGAGGCCGGCGTGCGTGCCGTGCTCGGTGTCGTGCGTGTCAACAACCACATAGCTGGCGCCGACGATGGCGCCAATGCTGCGGGTCGGCCACTTGCCTGCGTACACCTCGGTGCGCACAACGGGCCGCACCATTGCGCCAACGGCGGGCGCCAGGCCGTGCGGGTAGGTGAGCCACCGTGTCGGCCAGCCGAACAACTCAATGCCGACAGGCACCGGGTGTAGTGGTTCCCGGGCTCGCATGGCGGCCTGGCCGCCCTCGACTGCCCGCTTGAGTGACTGTGAATCGAACATGTGCGAACGCCTTTCGGGGCGTCATGCCGTCGGCCGGTTGCCTCGGGCGGGGGGGGTGTTAGCGACCGCTGGCCTTGCGGGCTGCGGCGAGAATGGTTGCGGCGCGGGCGATGCACTCGGCGCGAGTCCAGACGCGCGCCTGCTGATCGGCGGTCATGCCGCAACCGCCTGCGTGACGGCGGCCGGTGCCACCTCAAGCGCCTTGGCGACGGTGACGGCGAGACGCTCGGTGCCGACGTGGCCACGCTCCACACGGGACAGGTGGCCCCGGTTGTAACCGGTGCGCTGCGCAAGGGTGCGCAGGCTCACACCCTTCGCTACGCGGATGGCCCGAATGGCGGGGCCGTTGGCCTGGCGGCTGACTCGGTTGCTCATGTCGGCAACCTTGCTGCGCATTCACGCAACCGTCAAGCCAGACACGCCGAGTTAGCTCACGCAACCACGCGACCATGCGCAGGCATGTTTCGGTTGTGGCCGAAATACCATCACCGCAGGTCAAGCGACGTAAGTCACGGTTAACGCAATACCGTTGCGCTTTCCTATGGTTGCGTGTCACCCTGACCGCATGGTCACGGGTGAGCAGATCAGGAATGCGCGCTGGCGGAACGGAAAAATGACGCAGGGTGAACTTGCCGGGCTCATGGGTGTTGGGCTGCGGACCGTCAACGGATGGGAGAACGGCGCCACTATCCCGCCCGCCAAACAAGCCCAACTCGCCGAGGTGCTCGGCCTCGGTGTCGAGGTTGCCGCGCAGGTCAAGGCGCACATTGACCCGCTGGCCGAGCTGACCGATTCGCAGCTCATCGCCGAGCTGGCGCGCCGCCTCGGTGAGCTGCGCACATACGCAGTGATAGCCGAGGCCGCACGCGCGGCCACCGTCACAACGAGTGACCAAGGCGGGGCGCTCCCGGCTGGCAGTCGCGGGCCGGAACTGCCAGGGTCACGGTTGCGTAACGATGTAGTTAGCAGCGGGGCCGGTATACCCACGGACATACCCGCCGAATCGCCTATACCGACGGATATAGGCGGGTCACGACTGCGTAACAAACCTGCACGAAACGTGACGAAAGGTCGTCGGAGCGTGAACAGTGAGGCTGCACTGGCGGGCCGAGAGAATGACGGGGGTCATTCGGCCGCCGCGCAAATGAGCGAGACAACAGGGCCGCCCGACGGGGTGCGGCCCGTTGTGGATGACGGGGTGGTCGGCAGTCTTGAGGATGCAGGGGATGCTGTGGCGGGGCCAAGCCTGGTCGCCAATAAGGGAGGTCGCTCGGGCCGGCGTCACGGTCAGGGCGCATGATCGGATCGAGTGGTTTGCTTGGGAGCCGACGCGGCAACGGGTGACATTGGCGGCGACCCTGTCGCCGGCGCAGGCGCGTTGCGCCCTGGCGTTGGCGCTGGCGCATCGGGCGCTCGGGCATTGGGGCAACACACTGGCGCAGGACATCGAGGCGCGCACGCTGGCGACAAGCTGGCTCATGCCTTCGCTGCCGCCGCGCGCCTCGCCCGCCGAGCTGGCCGAGTTGTTTGCGGTTACCGATGCGGCGGCCAGGGTGCGCCTCGGCCTGGCCTGCGCAGAGTTGACGAACCTTGAACTACACAGGGGCGAGCTTGCGCATGGTTGCGCGGGCGGCGTGATGCGCAACGATTCGGTAACGAGTTGCGTAATTGGGTTGCGTGAACACGCGGTGTATTGCACCCTTGAGGCATGACAAACACACGTACCGCACTGGCCCACAGGATCAACGCGCTACTCACGTTCGACACGAACGGCACGCTCTGCGATAGGGCGATGGGCCTCATGCGCCAGCACCGCGTCACGGCCGACGAGCTGAATGCGGAGCGCGCAAGCCTGACCCGTAGGCATTACGTCGCAGCGGACGCGCGATGAGCGCGCCGACGCCCGAGGGCATTGACCGCCTCGCCGGCCTGCTCGTCGAGCAGGCCGAGGATGAACTCGCCAAGGTCAACGCCGAGCTGCGCACCATGCGCGTACGCGCGGCCATGCGCGGGCGGCAGGAGATCGCCGACTCGCCCCGCTACCTCGAACTACTCAGTGAGCACGCGCGGCTGCGGGTTGAGATTCAGCGGCTCGGCGGGCGGGCCGCATCATGAGCTGGTGGAGAACGCGCCGCGAGTACGCCCGCCAGGTCAGGGCCGAACTCGCCAGGGTTGATGCGCTGCACCCGTCACGCCTCGACAGGCTCGGCCGATGAACGAGCGGACCGCAATCGCCTGCGCGTTCCATCGGGCGCGCTGCCACTGGTGCGCAATCGGTAGCCCGTACTGTCCCGGACTCAGCACCGACGACAAGCGCCGCGCCGCTGAGTTTCTCGCCTCGCGGGAACTGCTCGCACAGGCCGGTGTCGCATGAGCAAGGGCACCCGCAATCGGACGGTGCGCGTTGACGCAATGTGGGACGTTGCCGCCGTCATCGCGCACGACAGGGGCGAAACAATGTCCGACGTTGTGCGCCGCGCCATCGCCGACTACGTCGACGCAGACATCAAGGCGTGCGTCGGCATCCGCGCCGAGTTCTGCCCGCATTGCCGGCCATGCTTCCCCGCCTAGTCGCCGACCGCCCGCCCCGCGCCGTCGCCTATGTGCGGGTCAGCGACGAGGGCGGGCGCGGCGACAACCTGATGAGCCCGCAGATACAGCTGTCCGCGATCCGTGACTACTGCCAGCGCCGAGGCTATGAACTGACCACGGTCCTTGAGGACATCGACAGGTCCGGGCGGTTCTGGCAGCGCCGCAAGATCGAGGCCGCCGTCGGCATGATCGAGGCCGGCGACGCCGATCTCATCGTGGTTTGGAAAGTGAGCAGGGTTGCGCGCAACCGCCTCGATTGGGCGGTCGCCGTCGACAGGGTCGAGGGCGCGGGCGGCCAGCTCGAATCGGCAACCGAGCCCAACGACACGGCCACGTCGGCGGGGCGGTTCACGCGCGGGATGCTCGCCGAGCTGGCGGCATTCGAGTCGGACCGTATCGGGGAGGGTTGGCGGGAAACGCACGCCGCCAGGGTGCGGGCTGGCTTGACGCCCACGGGCCGAGCGCCCTGGCCTTGGTCACATGATGGCCGCAACCTGGCAATCGACGCGCAGGGGGCCGCTCACGTCCGCGAGCTGTACGCCCGATACCTCGGCGGGCAAGGGTTCAAGGCGCTTGCCGATCACCTCACCGCGTCGGGCGTACCGACGGCGAGGGGCGGGCGGTGGTCGATGACAACGGTCAAGGCGATACTCGACCACCCTGCGCACGCCGGCCGAGTCAGACTGAACGGCGCCGAGTATCCGGGCGCGCATGACGGCGTCATCGACGAGGCCACCCGCGAGGCGTACCTCGCGCAACGGCGGGACGCTCGGCGAGCCGGCCGCCGTCAAGCCTCGCCGTACCTGCTGTCCGGGTTGCTCGTGTGCGCCGACCTCGTCGACGGGCAGGCGTGCGGGCATCGGTGGGCCGGACAGGGCAACGCCCTCGGCGCCGGTCGGCCGAGGTACCGCTGCGACCATGCGGCCCGGACCGGCGCGCACAGCGCGGGCAGCGTGCCCGCCGAGATCGTCGAGGGTGCGGTGATGGCCTGGCTTGCCGCCGAGGCTGCCGGCGACCTGAACGCCGCCATCGACGCTGAGCCCGTTGTCGACGACAGCGTCGACGTGCTGGCTATTGAGTCGCGCATCGCCGAGCTTGACCGCCAGCTCGTCAGGCTGACCGGCCTACTTGTCGCCGGCACCGTGCCCGAGGCCGCCTACGCGGCAACACGCCTCGACATCGAGGGCCAGGTTGAGGTGTTGACGGTGGCCCTGCGCGCAGCCAGTGACGCCCGCGCCCTGGCGGGCCGTGCGCCCCTCGCTGCGGACGTGCTCGCCGAATGGGACGGCCTCGACATCATGGCGCGGCGGGCCGCGCTGCGGGCGTTGATTCGTCAGGTGACGATACGGTCGGCGGGCGGCCTGGCCGTCGCGGTCATACCCGCATGGTCCTAGTGTTTGGCGACAAGAATTGTCCAATCATCGTCGCAAACAACGGGGCATACTGGACGCCTGACAATCCGTGGGGGATGCAATGAGTCAAGATGTCGCACCCGTTGACGCGCAAGAACTATCGGTCATCCTGCTGACAGCGGGCGCGGGGGTGCTCACCCTGTGCGCTGCAGCCGTCGGCCAGAACGAATACACCTACGACCTGATCGCACCGTGGGCCATTGTCGCCTTGCTGTGCGTCATCGGCGGGGCCGTGCTGCGCGTGATGACGCGGCCCTGAAACGCCGAAAGGCCCCCCGCCTTGGTAGGCGAGGGGCCTTTGCTGCTATCCGATCCGGGTGCCGCGCTCGGTACTGCCGGGCGGGTCAGCATTCGGCACGGCGTACACGCCGAGGTAGGCGACGAGCGCCCACAACGCGAGGGTGAACCACTGCGCCGCCGACCAAGTGGCGACCGCGTCAACACCGCCCTGCAGCTCGATGCCGCCGAGGGTGGCGGTTGCTGCCGCCGTCACGGCCTTGGCCCGCTGCGCGATCATGCGGGCTTCCACGCGTAGAGGTTCTGCCAGACCTCGTCCCAGTCGGGGCCGGTGATGGTGGCGGCGGTGACCCCCGCAGCCTTGAGGCCGACAGTCGAATCGCCGTTCTTGAGCTGTAGCGCCTTGTCGCCAAACACGACCATGTCGGGCTTGCCGGGGGACTGCAGAATGATGGGCATGTCGTCATCCGTTCCTGTTGCGTCGGGTGTTGGTGCGGGCGCGGGTGCGCTGCCGCCTCGAATCTGAATCGCCGTATCCATGAGCAAGTCCCACGGGTAGGCGTCGCCGTCCGTGGTTCCGCGCCACGGGTCGTGATGGGTGGTCCCGCCGACCACGCGGCGGAACTGATTGTGCGTGCTGAACCCGCCGCGCCCGCCGTTGCGGGCCGCGCGCAGCTCGTCATCGGTCAGCCAACGCAGCTCAATATCGGGCCGCCGTCGGTTAATGCCGGCCATGAGCGTGGCGACGCGCACGAGCTGCGCCTCGCCCTTGCCGGTCAGCCATTCGGTCCGCGTGAACTGTGCCCGCCCTGTCTGCTCGATGGCGATGGTTCCACGGTTGCCGCCGCCCACGTGGTAGGCGATGCGGTCCTCGGGCACGCCCTGGCAAGTGTCATCGGGGCCGACAACGTACGTCGACGACACCCCCGCAGTGTTGCCGCCGAAATAGGCAGGGCCGGTGAGTACCCGCGCGTAGTCGTCGGCGAGCGGGCACTCAATGGAATGCAGCACGGCCACGTTTGGATCCTGCGTACCGCCGTACGCCTTGGCCTCGTAGGTGAACGTGACCGACGGGTCGTCAGCTTGCACTGTCGGCCGCCTCACGCTCGGCGGCCAGGCGCTCGGCCTCGGCGACAACAGCCTGCCAATCGGCCAGCGGCATGATGTGCCCGTCGGCGCGGTCGACCTGCTCGTGCGTGTCCGGGCCGGGGCCGGCGTCGTGGTATCTCGGTGTCATAACGATGTCTCCTTTCGATGCGAGAGCCGCGCGGGTGCGCGGCTACCTTGCGAAAGGGATGCGGGCCATAGGCCGGCCCGCATCCCACCAATGCCGACCTATGCGGGCGCGGCCCTGTCACGAATCAGTGACAGGCCAGCGGGCGCAATCGGCGGGGGTGCGGGCCGGCCCTGCATGATGTGATCGACAAGCTCGTCGTTCCAATCCCACAGCAAACCGTTCTCATGCCACAGTCGGCGATTCTCGGCCTCGATGCGGTCAACCCTGGCGGTCAACCGCTCGATGGCCTCGTGATCCTGGCCGCGCACCGTTGACCGCCACGACAGGATGCCCGTCACCAAGGCCACGATGCCGGCCACGAGCGCGGCCAGGACCAGTCCGACGGCGGCCACGATGGCGACGACAAGCTCAACGCTCATCACGCAATGCCCGCAGCGTCGGCGAGCGCCTTGACCCTCGCCGCCTCGCACGCCTCGTCATACGAGCCCGTGATAGCGCGACCCGCTGCGCCAGCCTCGTATGTCGAGAGAATTGTGCGCCAATAGTCGGCGACCACTCGCCGGAACAGGGCAGCATCGGCGAGCGCCGAGTACTGCGGGAATGTCGCCCGACCGGCCGCAGTGATGCGCGGAATTATCGCATCCGGAATAGTGATACTTACCGTTGCCACTTCCCCCCCCTTATGGTTTGTCTGCCATGTAACTGAATTGTGCGAATATGCGCCGCAACGCGAGCGGATTACCCGCATTCTCTACCACGTTGAGTGAAGTAAACGGCGTGGCGATTCGGTGCTTTAATGTGCCGGTAGTGCCGACCGCGAAAGCGCCAGTATCAGCGCACAGATTAGTGAACAGTAGGCGTCCTGCGCCTGGCACTGATGGCGCCCGCCATAATGCGCGATCATCAGGCCCGCCCGCGGTATACCCGCCAGGCAGCGGGAGGGTGCCATTAAGTGCAGCGGGCGCCGTTGGGCATATCCAGGAAACGTAGCTATCCACCCAGCGGTCCTGACTGATTCGCCACTTTGCGTCACAAACCGTGCTCGCCACGCCGAGAACGGTCTGCGTGCTCGTCGCAGACAGCCAGGTATCAATGTCCGCAGCGGGTCGCATATTGGCGAACTCGTCGACGCGAGACTGCAACTCGCTAATTGCGTTCACGCCGACGTTGAGTGTCGCGGCCTTGAGTTTCTGCCCGATTGACCAGAGCGCGGGCGTATATGTCCACGCCATTAGATCGCCGGGATTCTGACAATGGTCAGGTTGAATGTCACGTTAGCCGCAGTGCCCGTGTAGTACCTCGGCGTGACAACACCGCCAACGCTCGTCGTAACGAACGTGAGCACGGCCCGATCCTCGCCAACGCCCGCGTCGATTGACGAGCGGTATGTCGAGGCGCCGAGGGTGCACTCAAGATAGGCGCGGGTCGACCACGCCCCCGAGGTGCGGTTAGCCGCCAGTGTCACGATAAATAGATCGTTGCCGAGCACGTTGTTTGGCAACTGAATACCGCTACCGCTCGACAGGTAATTACCCGAGGTTGTCCATGTGCCGACGTTTGACGCCGTCGCAACGGCGCAAGTGATTGCCTTGGACTGATCGAAATACTCGGCCGTCGCCACGTTTTGCAGATCGGCAATAGCTGCGTTGATGAGGTTGAGCGTGACGGCCCGCAGCTTTTGCCCAACCGCCCACGGTGAAAGAGCAGTGAAACCCATTTAGCCCAACCTCCCTAGAATGTCGCGCAGGCATCGAGCCCGAGGAACCGGTGAATGATCGGATGCGGGGCATAGGCAACGTTGAGGTCGCCGCCCGATTGTGCGTGTGCTGCCGCCGTTGTCCCGAGCTGCGCCCGCGTAATGGTGAGCGTCTGTGTTTGCACGTAGCACGAGTGAAAGTCGGCGTTACTGTAAAGGCTCACGCCTGCGGCGGTGGCTGCAGTGACGAGAACAATCTCGCTGTCGATCATCAGATAAATCGGATCGGTCAGCGTGCCCGTTTCTAGCCGCCAATCGGCGAGGGCGGTCAAGAAATAGCTGACCCCGTACTCGACGTTGGCGGCAATTGTCATCGTGACCGAGGTGTCCGACGAGCTAACCGCGTCAATCTGCGGATAGGTTCGACCGACCACGAGGCCGCCCGTCGTGCCGATACCCTGCGCGCGCTCAATGGGCGCCGCGTACGGCAACCCCTCGGGAACGAACAGGAAAGGCTCGGGCAGGTCGCCCGCCTGACTGTCCTCGACAATGCCCTCGTCGTACGGCAGGTCAGGCGTGAGGGCCAGCTCAAACATCGAGCGCCCCGGTGCGTGCCGCTCGGTGACGCCCGTCAAGATGCACTCGACCGACGAGTAACCCGTGACGGCACTAGGTAGCCCTGTCAGCGCGATTCGCTGCATTGGCCGCAGCGCGATGAGGGCCGCCGTCAGACCGGCCGCCGAGGTCGTCGCGTTGATTGTCACCTTGGTTGGCACGATCGTTTCGACGCGGCCGAGCAGTGAGCGAAACTGCGCGAGCGCCCGCAGGTCGTCGACGTTGTCGGTTGCTGCGTTGAGCGTCGCCGACGTGTCGCGCCAGCGGGCCGGGGCGGCTGTGTCGAGCCACGTCACCGAGGTTGAGAACCCTTTCGCTTGCACCTGTACCGCGACGCCCGAGGCGTCATAGGACAGCAGGGGCACGCCGTCGCCGTCGCCGTCGACGTTGATTGTGACGGCGGCCGACGCCGGCCGATTCTCGCTCGTCAGCCAGGCGCGCACGGTGTCGACACCCGCGAGCGTCTCAGTGTCGAGCACGGCCTCATCGAGCCGCAGTGCGTCGCACATGGCGCGCAGCATTGACTGCCCGCCCGTGTCCTGCGGCCCGATCAGGGCGGCCTGTGGTGTCCCCTGCGGCACGAAAGCGACATCGGTCCTACGCAGGTAGTTGCCGATTCGCTGAAACCGTGCGTCGGCCAGCTCGTCGGGGCCTGTCTTGCCGACCGGATAGAACTCGGCCACGTCGCCGCCGAGATCCATTGTCTTGGCCGCGAGGTTCGTATAGATGGCCGCGCACGCCAGGGTGCCCGAGAGGGCGTAGAGAGTGAATGGGGTCGTACCCCAAGGGGACGTGCCAGGCGTGACGAGGGCGGGCAGGGCACCGAGATCGACCCGCGTCGGCGGGGCGCCGCTCGGCGACGAGCTGCCGAACACTGCGGCCGACTTGACGCCGTCGACATAGCAGACAGTTGTCTGCCCGCCCGACGCCGGGCGACCGCGCCGGATGAATAGGTGATGAACCTCGTTCACGTCGCAGACAGGAACGTCGAGCATCGGATACAGAACAGTGCCGTTCCAGCCGCCGATGATGACTCGACGGTCGGCGACGCGCCACAACGCAATGACGTTGTCGACGTAGGCCAGGACAACGAACGGGCCGTCAGTGTTGAGCCCGCCCCCGACGGTTGGCCCGTAGATGTCGCGGACCGCGAACCATAGGGAGAACCCCCAACCGCCGTAATCCTCGCCGAACGCCGAGCCTCGGCCCGGCTCAATGCGCCACTCGTGCGCGACGCCCGAGCCACCCAACGGCCGGGCCAGGGTGAGCCCTGGCGAGGTGGCGCTATTCGCTGGCGCGGTTGTCGCCTCGGGCTGCAGCATGAGGGCCGCCCTGCCATCGGTGCTCGGCCCGACGCCCCCGCCCCACGAGAACAGTTGAGCATCGCCGACCGGCACGAGAGGTGACTCAGCGTTGCCCGAGATATCTTGCGCCTGCACGTCAACGCCCCGACCGCTGTCGGCCAGCGGCCAGTAAGCGACGGGCTGCTGCGCGAAAGCCACCTCGTCAACCATCTGCCGCATGTCGCGGTTGGCGAGGTCGGCCAGCGTGTCGAGGCACTGCACGCTCACCACCGACGAGCGACCGACACCGAGCGGGAAAGCCAGCTCGGGCGGCCCCGCTCGGAACCTGCGCACACGGGTGCCGCAAGTCCACTCGACAATGACGCCGACAACCATGCCGACCGTATAGACAGCGGTCGAGCCTGGCGTAAACCGGCCGTCGTTGTTGTCGAGGGTGAACTCGAACGAACCGGGGCGAGGCTCGGCCGCCGTCCAATCACTGCGCCCAACGCTGGCCCGCAGGCCGTCGCCGAGTCGTACGTACGTCGTGACGTCGACGAGGGTGCCTGTGCCGTTGAGGTCGATCTTGACAACGTGTGTCGGTGTTGAGCCCATTAGCTGAATGCCCCTTGCTGAATTGTGCCGCGCCGCCTTTCGGTGGCGACAATGTCGGCGATACGTTGAGCCAGCTCGGCGGCTGTGCCGAATATGACACCCGAGCCCATCTGAATAACCACGGTCGGCCCGCCGCCGCCGTTCATGCCTTCCCATTTCGACAACGGGATGACGGCCTCTGGCTCGCCGGCCTCGGCCACCTTGACGGCGGCCCCGCCGCGCTGCGGCATCACAACGCCGCCCGTCGCCATTGCCCGCATCGGAGTGACCTTGTAGCCCGGCGCGTTGTAGGCGGGCACATTGCGCGCGCCGGTCGAGAACGTCTGGACGCCGTTGAGACTGAACGGCACAGAGACCAGGCTGCGCGCCTTGTCGCCGACGGTTTGCGCGTTGTTGAAATTGTCGAGCTGTGTTTTGATGCCTGGCAGTTGGGTGCGCACGAATTGGATAATTGTTGCTATCGCCGCAACAACCGCAACAAGGGGCGCGGCGGCCACGAGCACGCTACCGATAGCGACAATCGCTGGCCCCGCCATTGAGACGATGCTACCGAACGCCATCGCAATCATGGCGACCGACCCCGCAAGGGCGAGGAACTGTGGGCCGAACGCGACTGCGTAACCGGCAACCGTGCCCATTGGCCCATCGGTGTTAACCATTGACTGAATCCAGCCGTCGAATTTCCGTTTGATGACCTCGACCTTATTGTTGGCCGTGTCGTAAAGGGTGTCACCCATTTTCTTAGTCGCGTCCTTGACCTCGACTGTTTTAGTTGTGACCGGATTCATTGCCAGGATCGAGCGGGCGCCGCTGTCCTCCCATTGGGTACCGAACAGGGCGACGCCTACGGTTTGCTGCGCAATCGGATCGGTCATCGCCCCGAGCGCGGTCATAATCTCGCCGGTCGCCGTCGTCGCTGTCGGCCCGCCCGCTGCGATCCTGGCCGCCATGTCGTCGGCATTCAGCCCGAGGGTGGCGTACGCCTCGCCCGTCAGCTTGCTGCCGTCGATTGAGCGGATAGCAAATTCCTTGAAAGCATCGGCCGCCAGGTCGGCGGTGAAAATACCGTTGTCGAGGCCGGCCGTTATCATGCCAACGGCGGTCGGCCCATCAATGCCGAGCTTCTGGAAATGCGGACCGTACTCGGTGAGGGTGTCGAGGAAATCGCCCGACCTGTCAGCGCCATTCTGAAACCCTGTCGTGATGATGTCGAACGCCGTTTCGGCGTCGGGCGCCATGCCGTTCAGGATCATCTGTCCAGCGGCCCGCGATGACTCAACAACGTCGATACCGAACGTGTCGGCGAGGGTTTGCGCGTAACCGGTGATCTTTCCAATCTGCTCAAGTGAATCGTCGGTCAGGCTGACGAGCCCCTGGTCGCCGACCGCCCGCATGGCCGTCGTCACCTCGTCGAGATTCTCGCCCCAACCGTCGGCGTACAGCTCGCCGGCCAGGGTGCCCAGCTCGTCAGCAGTCTTGGCCGACTTGCCAAGCTGCGCCTTGAACTTGGCCATTGAGTCCTCGGTATCGAGGGCGCCCGTGATGGCGTCCCCAATGGCCGCAGCGCCGACCGCTGCAGCGGCCCCGGCCGCCATACCCTTGAATGCCTTGGATACGCCCTCGCTCGACTTCTCGGCGGCCTTCGGTAGTTTCTCCATTGCCGAGGTCGCCGACACGTCCTCGCCGAACAGCTTGAAAGTCAGACCATCGTTAGCCACGTCGGCGCCCCCTCGGTTGCGATTGTTGTTTCTTGCGCGCGTCGGCCAGGTCGGCGAGAGCGTCGACATACATGCACATTTCGCGCAGCGTCAACGCGCCGACCTGGCTCGGCGTCCAGCGCCATTCGAGGGTTGCTCGGATCATGAACCGCTCAACCTCGTCGACCAGCTCGGCGCCCGTCAGGTCGGCCAGCCGGTGAGCTACACCTGCGGGTCGCTGTCGCCGCTTTCGCCCCGAGCGGTAGGGCTGCTCGCCGTCGGGGCCGTCATAGGGTCGGCGGCGTCGGCCGCCTCATCCTCGGCGTGCTGCTCGTTCGCCGCCCGCAGGATTCCTTGCATCACCTGCCAGTAGGGCAGCTCGCCCACAAGCTCGGCATAGCTGCCCCTGTCGCCTTCCTTGCGGCGCGCCAGGAACAGGAGATCGGCAACGGTGTCCAGTGAGGCCAGCTCGACGGCGGCGTCGAACTCAGCGCCCGCCTGCGCGAGTTTCGTCAGCGAGTCGAACCCTTGCGCGAGCGCCCGCGTGCCGCGCCCCGTGGCGGCGATGAGCGCCCGCCAATCGTCGACGGTCGCCGACGAGAAAGCATTGAGCAGGTCGAACCCGCGCAGCCTGCCGTCGATCTCCACGACAACCCGC